TAATGGCGATATTTATATTTAGGGTTGTTGTTATATAATAATCAGACGCATCAAATTTAATAACGCCTGATGATTCAGAGGGAATCGAGTCAATAGCTGCCTGAATTGCTGTAGTGTCGTCCGTAACCCCGTCACCAGTAGCACCAAACCATTTTACATATATATCGCCATTATATTTCCGAATCCATGCAGTGCTACCATCACCACCTGACGGCAGAATTGTGATGCCGTTATCATCCGTATAAGTGCCGGGAGTTGCGCCAGTAACGCCAATAAATTCACCACCACCACCATCACTTATTGCTGTGTGTCCCTTCAAATATATCACCTGATCGTTAATCGGTGATATATTCCTTAGATCAATGATAGTGTCAACATTGTTGTGATTTGTAAAATAGCTATGATCAACAAATACATGGTCAAAATTTGTGGTACCAATAACCGTAGTTCCAGCACCGTCCAAGCCAGTAAGTACAATAACCCCCTGAACAGCCGTAGCAGGTATTGCGCTGCGCTTCATATATGATTGATAGGCTGTTGGGTTTGCGGAACCCTCGCTGTACACCGTGTCAGTGCTGACAACTGCCGAAAGTGAATTATAGTATTTAACCTGCACTTTATTTAAAGTGCTTACAGAACTCGATTTATATGTAAATTCTACATAAAGATTACCGCCTTTCAAAACACTGAACTTTTCACTCGTCGCCGTACCACCCCCTGTCGAGTCTGTACCGGTAAATTTAAGACTATTAAGCCCATGCGCCTGATCCGCGCTATCTATAGCTATAGTGCCGTTTGTACCGGCTGCGAGCGTCCAATTGTCGGGAACACCTGTGAATTGTGTTTCGTTCTCAAACGATCCATTAAGGACTAATAAACCTTCATTTACATCTGTGCTTATTGATTCGTTTGCTCGGGGACGGTAGTACTTCTGACCCGCCGCTGTTGTCACTTTAAGCGAGTACGTGCCATCAACATACACCGCCACCGGCTCGCCAGCATACATGATGCGACCACCAGCCCCAATTGACAGGGGCTGAGAAGCAGCGGCAATAGTGACCCGTGTTCCGTCTTCTTGAATGATTACGGCGGAAACGCGATTAGCTAGTATTTCAGGGTCGAGATCAGGCTGGCCAATATAGACAGACCCGCTAGTAATAGGCCTGCCAGTTGCAGGGTCATTAAAATACTCAATATTTAGTGAGAGCGGAGCTTCAGCCATGGGTTATTCTCTCAATTGCCTTTATCTATGATATCATGGATTTTCATTGGTTTTTCCTATTTTGTTGCTGATAAATACATCATATAATACAGTGATGCGATCATATGATTTTGTCATCGTCCTGCTTATATTGTTCATTATCAGCCCTTATTTAGCCGCTGCGCTCATTGCTGCCGAGGCGTTGTGGCTTGTCATACCGTGGTCTATTCGCGCTCTAAAACGCTCTTTATGGCTTTGAATGCACCTTCCTCGTTGATTCCGCGCATTTTCTCTATCCCTGCCCCTGCTACGTCAACTGCGGTCTGAAATAGCCCGCCCTGTCCAGATGCGGCCTCAGCGGCTTTGCGTCCAGCCGCCTTAACGCCTTTAGCTGTCTCTCCTGCAAGTGACGTTTTGGCTACCGGGCCAAACACACTATTTAATTCGTCGGCGAACATCATCTGGGTCGCTATATCATCGTTGAATGTAGCGCCATATTTTTTCGCTGTCGATTCCATGAGGTCAACTGCATCAACCAGGCTTACCCTAGACTGTGCGTTGCTCATCATGCGGCGTAACAGCGTGCCCACGGCCTTGTCAGCGTTCTGCCCAAATAGGTCAACCTTCTTACCCGCAACGTCCTGTAGCGCATCCAGAGCGCGTATGGTGTCTGCATATTCAGTATTTACACGATCATATTCAGGGTATTGATTGTCTAATGCCGAATCAAGATCACGCCTTAATTTTTTTAGCGTGGCTTCAGTTTTGCCCTTAAGACCTTCGCCACCCTTTCCATACGTAACATTTTCATCAATGTATTTCTTCATCCTATGAAGCTCATAAGCATCGGGTGTTTTCCCGCGCACCCCGCTTTTTAAGCGTTTGATAATATTTCTGATTGCCGCTTGCGGTCCGGCCAATCCTTCGATATCAGACCCCTTGAATATTGGTTGTAAGTTTTTATCAATCCTGATACCCATTTCATCAAGATTATCAATAAAATTCCCTATCGGTTCTTGAAAATCAATCGATTTCCCTTTTAGAGACTTAGCCACTGTATCCAGTTGTGCCCCAGCATTTTTGTTGACTTTTTTTACATGGTTGACTCGCTCAAGCAGTGAGTCACCCGCAATATCACTCGGGCGGTTTTTCATGGAAAACAAGGCATTTTTCTTTCCCTTTTCCATTGTTTCCACCATCTTAAGCATTTTGACTCGATCTGCTTGAGTCGCACCCTTGGCGGCAGTGATAACACCGGGATCAAACCCTTGTTTTATCGCCTCTTTTGCAAAAGGGTCCGTCTTTACCTTGTTCGCACCACTAGAAATATATTTAGCTAATGTGCTATCTGCACTTACCTGTGCAATCTCATCCGCCTGCTGGGTCAGCTTGCGAATCGCGTCAACATCACCCGCTTTAGCATCATCCGCGAGCTTTGACAGTGTATCAAATACATTTTTGCCGGATTTCTTAACTATTTCGTCTTCCAGGCCCTTAATCACCATGGGCAATTGCTTCGGTGGTAACGCCCCTGTTTTTGCATCGCCAGCGATGGCTTTGATCGTGCGCCCTAGTTCAGGCTGCGCGGAGGCCCTTTTTAAATCTTGAGCGATTCGCAATTTTAGCTTTGTTGATGGTAATGCGCGGCGTGTCATCCCTAACCCTAGTATGCTAAGAACGGCTGTTGGCAATGCTTGGCCCATTGCCCCTAATAATGGCCCACCCGCCTCGTCACCAGCATCGCCAATGCCTTCTTCAACGGCTTTGAATGCCTCTGCTACAGGCTCAATAACCTCTCCTGTTGCTTGTAATCTTTGTTGTCCTTCTGGCGTTCTCGGGCTATACGTCATGCCCTGCTGTACATTCTTAATAACCTCTGTTGCGCCCTCTCCGCCCTGGAATGGTGCCGTGACCAATCCGGCAAGGCCAGACACCGGCTGGGCAACCATTCCACTGGCCATTGTCCCGGCAGTCTCAACTAATCCAGTGCGCAACTGTGACGATTCATGGTTGATCCATTCGAGGGCTTTATTCGCCTCGTCTTCGCTTGGCGCAGCTTTACGTACCAACCATTCACCGACAGGATTATCTAGCATGTTTATCAGCCATGATTGACCAAGGGTCATGCCTTGATCTGTCGAGGCTTGTTCCGGTTGTTGGGCTTCCGGCTGCGCGGGGGCGGCGTCATCGTACTGACCAGCCTTGAGAGCATTAGCTAGCGCCTTGGCGGCTTCGTAATCTCCGCTATTGTCAGCGTTAACCAGGGCTGATTCTAACTGTGCCTTAGTCGGCATATTTATTCACCAGGTCATCAACATTTGCTTGTCCCGCATTACCCGACTGCCCTGAGCTACTCTGATCAAGCTTCGCCCTGAGAATAGCGTCAATATTGGCAACTTTAGCCGTTCTTGCTTCCGGCCTATCCTTTCTCGTCGGAACCATATCGAGCAATAGTTCTTGGTCTTTATCTGTAAATGTGCCTTCACCCGCTGATCGGAATATTTGTTTTAATATTGGCGCCATTGCCGCAACAGCCCCATCAGCTATCTGTTGATTCGCTGTAATCGCCGGGATAATACCAATAAATGGGCCTGTTGATGTGCCGCCCATTGATGAGGACAGCGTAGCCATTGCCGCCTGATAAGTATTCCATGCCACATCGTTTGAGCGCCCTTCTTTGGCTTGGTCGGCGATTGCTGTTGCTCTTGCTACTGAATCTTTAACCGCTGATTCTATCTCAGGTTTAAGTTTTAATTGTGCGGTCAATTTTGCAAGCTCTTTTTTGTTTTCTATTTTAGCAGTAGATTCTGCTACTTTTTCGACAGACTTTATCGGCTCATATTGATTCGTTGTTCCAGGAATAAGTCTGTGAGGCACACCGCCAATATCAACGGTTTTTTCTGTGTACCTTTCAAGCACAGATGGGTCTCCTGTGCGCGCAAATTCCGAAAATGATTCTACAGTATAATCGCGTGGGTTATATGTGCCTATGCTTCCTGCGCCCTTTCCATCACCAAACATGGACTTATAACCCTCAGGATCAATGCTCGCATACCCCATCTTAATGGCCTGCATAGCCTGATTTGGGTTTTGCTGTAGCATCTGTAGGTCATTGGTCATCATGGTGGGTTTGCCGCCCGCCCGATTGACCATTTCTATACCCTGCTGCATGTACTGTGAGGCATTTTCTGGATCACTCAAAACACGCCGGTATGTTCCTCTTGCTGCTCTTTCAGAGGCCTGATTGGTAAACCCAAAGGCGGCTTTAGCTGAACTCGAATACTCCGGGTACTGCACAACCGCATCAGCCATGGCCATGGGATCATTACTCTTGATCGCATCGGTAATGGTTTTTTGTGCCGCTGCTCGCTGCTTTTCTTCGCGTGTTTGTTTGGCCAATTGCCCCAAACCCTGGAACACAGGCGTCATATCTGGTTTTGCGGGCCGTATGTAAAAAGGATTGTCTTTAGCGGCCATTAATGAACCCTCTCTGTTAAACCTAGGCGTCCGTAATCAACACACAATAGTCCATCAATCACGTCTACAGCGTCCGGGTCGGTTTCGTAAACAAAATGCGCCATAACGCCCTCTGATTTGCCACTCAGGCCGATTTTCTCAGCCTCTGGACGCCACTCCCACTCGAACCAGGCATGGCCGTTGCGCTCGCCTACGTGCTTAATTTTATGCTTCAGCCGAATATCTGACATTGCCACTAATCCCGCCCCGCCAAGCCCAAATAGATTGTTCATAAACGACTGCTGTTGTTGCTGTTGAGCTTGCGCTCCTGCAACAATTCCTTGCGATGTCGTAATGCTTGGGGCAGCTATGGCTTGAGAAATCGCGTTGGCGTTGCTGGGCAAATTAGCTAATCCAGTTATGCCCTGCAATTGCTGGTTGTATGCAGTGGTTAATGCCTCGTTAGCCAATCTGGTGTTGTATTCTGATAGATCAACATTGGTATTCCCAGAGCGAAGTCCGCCCGTGGCCGAAGCATTGCGTAAAATAGCTTCTTCACCGAATGCCTGATTCCCCATTAACTGCTTATATAATGGAGATTGCATGGCGCTATCAATAAATTGTTGTTGATTCCCCTCGCCGCCAGGCAGTCCATACAAGCCAGCCAACTGGGTTAGTGCGCCCTCGCTAAATTGACGCGGCAGGGCTTCGCGTTCTTTAAGATAATCAAGCGATTCACGTTGACCCTGTGCTCGTATTTCTGCTGCCCGAGTAGAAGCAGCGGTGGCTGCATTCGCCGCATTTTCGCCGGTTAGATCACCTTCATCCACTAAGCCCAGCGTCCCGGCTTCTACCAATTTGCCCATCACCGATACCTCGCATAAATATCAGACGCGCTATCCGATATTAAATAATCAAATCCACATTTCTTAACAAGCCCGATAATATTCATTCTTTTTTTGTCGATAACAGCAAATATTACTTTGCACCATTCATAGTTTCTAAATAGCCATTCACAAAAACTATGAATAGCAGGTTTTACATGCCTTAATCCAATTCTATCACTGGCAAAGTGTGCGGTCATGCCCTTCCCTTTCTTGGCGTAGGAAAATACGATATGCCCGCCACAGCACTGAACAAGTCGGTAATTTTCATCACAATACACATTCAGATCATCGCCTTTTAACGGAGTAAAAATCATAGCTTTTTAACCATAAAATTAAATGCTGAATCACTTAATGCCCCAGATGATGAAATTCTGATAGTAAACCCTGTTGTCGATTTAGCCGCATAATTACATACATGGTTATCATTGGCTGCATTTGCTAAAACCACATAATCCGCGCTCGCTTTTTCAACTGAAAATGTAACCGTATAAATACCTGTTCCTGTTTTCGCCGGAGTGAACCGAGAGCCAGAAACAATGGCCCCGGCGCTATCTATCTCTCCTCGAACAGAACTAGCGTCTTCTTCCAGTTCCTGCAATTGATCAGCCCTGGACAGGTAATCATCAACCATCACATCAGGCCATTTCGTCATGTCCCGTATTTCAGATGCGGATAATTCGTATCGATTAGCCATATTTTATTTTAGCCCTGCTAAACGCCATCCTGGATTGTGACGCGCCACGTAATTTTATACTCACCCAATTAGGCACATAACCCAACTGATACACAATAAACCGCTTGTCATAGTCCGAGGGCGCGCCGTATGCCTGTGCCCACTCTGTCCCGTGCGTCACGCCGTCATGGGTTAATGAGACGAACACATTTGCATCGTCATCACACGTATAACCGGGTATGGTCTCAATGCACAGCTCATCAATCGACATGGACTTCAGATAGATGAATGGTGTATGTAGCTCCCATTCGGCCAGATTTCCGTAATGTGTCGAGACTGTTTCATCCAGTATTCCAAGATTTGTATTCTGTCGATCACCGTATACCCATTTGCCTAATCGTGGCTCAAATAGACCGTGTATGCCTCTCCATGGGGTCGAGCCTAATACGTCAGATTTCAGCACCGACCACGCATTTTCCGACCCGGAAGCCGCTCCTAATTTTGCGTTATACAATAAAGTTTCATTGGGCAAATGAACAATCAGATAAGAATAGTCTTTTTCTATTCGCGCTTCCATGATGCTTGTTGACAATTCAGCCTCTGTGTATTGGCCTATGATCTTATCAACGTGCCTTGAAGCTATTTTCTCTTTAGATCCAACACCTAGTACATAGATGGAAACATCAGCCTCTTTCGCCCCACCCATAATATACCAGCGGTCATTCATCTCGCATTTACAATGAGTGCCGACAATACCGATCTTGAGCGCCCGAGTACCCAGCCGGGTAAAAGCAAAGTTTTCATTGGCCTGATTAACAAAGTATTCCGTGGTGTAACGGTTAAACGCAATCGCTTTGTTATCAGTCGTTTTACCAACGCCTATTGTGGGATCAGGCGAGAATTCTGACGTTGCATATTTCAGTGCATTAACAGACGTTTCTGAGGCCAAATCCGTATGGAATAAATATTCCCCATCGGTCATAAAGTAATAACCATCAATCCATACACCGTCAATAGGATCACCTAAGTCCGGGTCTGTTACCTCTGTGAATGTTCCAGCCCCATCATATAGCCACATGCGCCCATCGGCGATCACAGCTTGCGTGTTGAACGAGTAAGGCATACTTACTGTATCTAACCCTGAAACGGTGCCTAGTGTCGTTGCATTACCTGCTGAATCCACGGATATCAGTGAATTGCCGGATACCCTGTAATGAGTATTGTGACGCTCATTCCACAGACCGCCTCGGTCAATACCAATGCCATCACCGTACTTTGTCAGTCCGGGCTGTTGCAGCATATAGCCTTGCGCACCAAGAATTGGCCTTAAGATTCCAGACATATTAACAGGCAATGCGTCGCGATAATCTGTTTCTGATCCTTTTTTATCACCCTTCAGCAATGTGATTATCGTTTCCATTATATGACCTGGAAGTGGATTACACGTTTATGAATGCGTCCGGTGCTGGTGGTGATGGTAATGGTGACTTTCGAATAGCCAAGGGCCGCCGCTGTGATGCGGTAGACTACAGTCTCGTCCGTATTAGAGTTCGCTCCAAGAGTTAAGCCCGTATCGGCTGCAATCGTGTAGCTTGATATAGTCTCACTGTCCAGATAAGCCACAAACGACTCAGTGTAGTCTTCTATATCGTCCTTGCTTAAAACGTTGCTTTCACACATATTAGGTGCGATTTCATCCGGATAGTTATAACGATTCTGGTGATTGAATTTATAAGAATTACCTGATCCACGCGGCATCCTGTCGGGTGGCTGCACCTGTCGGACATTATCAGCGGCCACAATACTGGATGATGTTGAATAGTCGGCGCTCGCTAATGCGTTTAATGCGGGAGGCACTTGCTTGTTAAAGTCAGGGATTAAATGAACTGCCAGATTCGTGGCGATCATGTTCCAGTGCTTGCGCTCCACACCGGACTCTGTGGATAAATCAGGAGTTTGCTCGAAATTATATCCAAGACACATGTTGCGACCGTAAAACTTAGCCATCATGTTCTCAAGACGATTGAGCGCCTTAGCCTGCAATTCAGGCGATGGTATGACGGTTATACCCGATATACGTAACTGGCTATAAGCATCCTCAATGTGTTCACTCTTCAGTGCCATCTAGCAGGGCCTCAAGGGTTGAAAGCCGCTTAGTGTCCCATCCATCAATCCCGGCTTCTTTCGCAGCCACACGGGTTGGGTGATTGGGGTTTGACTTTGCATATTTGACTTCTTCCTGATCAGATTTAGTCTGCTCAATATCCCACTCGCCTGGGCTCTGGTACCAGCCAGCATTAATCTGATCAGTTTGTTCATGGGCGTGGAAGTTCTTTAGCTCGCATTCAACGCCGCGAACAATGTGCGTATTGCCAGGTCGATACAGTTGAATAGCCATAATTAAAGTTGCGCCCCCGAAGGGGCGACTTGGTTATGTAGTTGTAAAGATACCGTTCGCTGATGGGTCCTTGTTTGTGATGCCGTACCAAGTGAATAAACGACAGGTAAACTGCAAGGTTTTGATGTTGCCATCGTAAGCCATGTACATCTTCTGTCCGTTACTCATGGTAGTGGAAATCACCTTCATGCCGCCGAACTCTTTCAACATCCCCATTGGAATGTCGCCACCCAGTACCTCGATAGAGGACTTGCACCAGAAAGCATTAACCTTCGCTGATGCAGTGGTGTTCAGGCGCGTCATGGTAGCGCCGGAGTCGATCTGGGTATTGATATTTGCATAAGCCGCTTCAAGTGTGGAAAGGGCTGCGTCATCAAGCGCAATCGGCTTTGGATAAACCACAACATGTGTGCCATCGGGGATAGATGTAATGGTGAAGGTCATCGCCTGGCCGGTCGGGGTCTTGTCGGACAGAGCCAGTGACTCAACAACAGCCGCACCAGATGTGGTAAACGATACACGATCACCCACCGAGAACGACGCTGAAGACGTTACAGCGATAGAACTTGACTCCCGGTAATCGGTATTAGTCACAACGCCGGTTGAACTGTTAACCGTACCGCCTGAAGGCGCATCACTGACTGCCGCTGTGGTGGTGGTTGAAGCCGCGCCACCTGTCAGCGTACTGAGGAAAGAGCCAGTCAGCACCTTATCAAAGCCCGCGATGTTTTCACCGACCATGCCAGTGCCCCAGGTATTCTCAGGGCGTCCTTGAATAGTTTCGCGTGATGCCAGATCTTTGCTGTACTTCAGATTGTCCCGGTCATTCAACAGCATATAGCGCGGGTCGGCCATTAGCTTCTGTCGCTCGTTCATAATAGTCTGAGCTTCGGCAATAGCGTCATAACCGGATGTAGCGTTAGTCTGATAAAATAGACTGCCCGTATTATAAATAGCGGTCGCAATCGCTTTGTTAAGCGTGGTTGATTGCTTACGGCCCGATTCCTTACCCCGTCGTTCCCAAAATCCAGGATCGCGCATATCGTCAGCACGTAGCTCGATAATATCGTTCGAGGGTGTGCCCAGGACAGCGGGATAGGTTTCTTCAATCACGCCCATTTCAGAGCCGGTCATGTCCCAGCCGGAGATTACGGGTGCGTGCTGCTGGGCGGGTCGCCAAATAAAGTTTCCTGCATTCTGCATGTCGCCGGAATCAGGTTCGAAAAAATCCACCAGCGGCAATAACGACATCTGGTGTTCATGGGTTTCTACTGCGTTCTCAAATAGAACTTCAGCCGCTTTACCCGTAGTGAGAGTAGCCATAGGGCCTCCTAATTACCAATTAGCTGTATCGGCACCAGCCTTTTTAGCTTCTCTCTTAAAGTTGAAAGCAGCTTGCAAATCACCTTTTTCGTGCGCCTTGTCATATTTCTGTTTCAAGGCTTTGTGATTTGCACCTGTCTGCTTATCGCCATTCAGATTCGGCGCGGGCTTCGGTGCACTCGTTTTACGTTTGCGAGGCGCGTTCAGTTCGGCTTTACGTTCGGCTAAATACATAGCCGCTTTAATGCCTGTGCGGTCTTCAAGCAGGAGGCTTTTAAATTCCTCACGTCTGGCCGTGTTGATTCCGAGGTTGTACATGACTTTCTCGGAGCCTTCGCCCAGGTTCGCTATCAACGCATCGGTGATCGTGTCTCCGGCTTCCGGGAATATGGCCTCCACTGTCTGTCTTACCCGTAAATCCGCTGACTGATACATCTCTGCACTGATACCACTCTGTTCCGCTAACTCAACAGCGCGTTCATAGTGCTGATCAACCGCTTTCTCGGTCTGCGCTTTCCATTGCTCCTGCTGCTGCTTGGTCTGTTCACTAGCTTGTTGTGCTTGGGTTTCCGATTTGTGTTGAGTTAACTTCCAATCCGTTAAAGCCTCAAAATAGGCTTCGTCCGGATCGTCCGCATCCTCAAAATCTTCACGTTTCGGTCGCTCAAGCGCCTTGGCCTGTGGCCTGCCTTTCAGCTCTGCAACTTCTTTGCGCAGCTCGTCAAGTTCGGATTCGTGTCGCTTCTCTAACTTGGCCCTTAGCTTGGCCTTCGCCTTGCCAATGTCCGAGTCAGTGAATTTCTTTTCCTGACCAGCCTGTGACTCATGGCTGTCACCTTGCTTCCAGTCTTCAACGTCCAATTCACCGTCTTCGTCTTCGGAGGATTCCGCGCCCTCCTCGCCGTTTTTGGTATCATCTTCAGCCGCTGCACCGTCCGATTTATCCTTTTCCACTTGCGGAGGGGTTAAGGCATCTTCTTCATGTTCAACGTTTTCGTCTGTTGCTGCCGCCTCTGCTTTCGCATTAGCCGCTTTCAACTCTTCGAGAGTCATAGCCATTTTTATACTCGCTCGGTAACGATTAAGCCCCGTCGCCCACGGGTAGGAGTCAAGTTTTTACCGTGATTGACTGCACGTAATATTATCTAGCACCATGGTTCTCATGATACCCATATAAATTCTCTGCTGACTTTCTGGCGCAGCAAGCCTCAAAAAAATTCCTAAATCCGCCTAAAAAACATGGCTTTTTATTTTTATAAATAGTTGCTATCCATTTCGCTTTCCTCGCGCACCAACGAACACCCATTATTCCAGTCTTATTGTTCTTGCCAATCCGCTTATTCTTGTAATTCTCATGCAGCGGTATATCTCTCAAATTACCCCATCTATTGTCATCCCTATCACCATTAATATGATCAACATGTCCTTTCGGCATTTCACCATTCATAAGAAAAAACGCCAGTCTATGGGCCTGATATCGATTTCCGGCAAGTCCTATTGCTCTATATCCTTTCTGGTTTAAAGTTCCCGCTTGCTCGCCAATCAGTGATTGCCTCCCGCTGATCCAAATAAATTTACCTGTTATTGGGTTATAACTAATCATCTTCTTGGCATCATCAGCAGAAATCATATCACCTGTTACGCCTCAGTTTGTTAATTCCAATTGAAGCACAGTTTTTAATAGATTTCAATTATTATCATAATCTGCTGATTTTTGGTATAATTTCATGATGAAATCATCACTTCTTAGAGTTACTTCGTCTGATTTTTGCGGCGGGGCAATATTTGAAATGTCACCGCTCATCTGTGTGCGCTGCTGTGATAAGTTAAGTTTGATATTCCTTAATAAAAGTATTGAAAAATGCATTGCAATTTGTGTTCAGCGAGGTTGGAAATATGAATTATTGTAAATTGCCTTGCTATTCTAGCGGAGGTGAAATAAAAATGATTAACGGAAACTTAGTCACTACTGTCGCCTGTTTCACTTGCCAACATCGGCAAAGCCATAACACCGGCTCCTCCGAGAAGAAGCCCGTTTTTTCCAATGTCACGAGGGTTAAATTTGGCGTCAGTGCTTCTGAGTAACCCTGGATCAGTCACCGCTAATATATTACCCTTGTATTTCCCGGAAATAGAATCATCCGCATTCCTTATATGGATAACGTCAATCCCCTGAGATTTCATGTCTTCAATAAGACCAGCCAGCAATCTTTGTCCGTTATTCGATCTTAGCGACACGTCGCCATAGATATCAGTCCAGTTTATAGATGCCGCCTTACCTTCCGGAATCCTTACTCGTAAGCTTTTAACTACCGGGTCGCCACTTTTGGCCGCAAAGCCCGCAAACTCCTGAGCAACTTGCTTATTATCAGACATAAAAAAAGCCTTATTTGCAGCTGGTGTGTCTGTTGACTTTCCTAATTTTGCCATGTCGATTGTATCAAAATCAGTCCCTGTCCCATGATACCAAATGTCATCGTGATAACCTTGTTTGGCTGCGTTATTTAATACTACAGAATCATCTATATTTGATACTGTTTTTATACTTCCTGCCATTGATGGAATGAATGGCAGTGCGCCCATTGCTGTCAATGCGTAATTTTTCAACCCTCTTGATTCCGGTTTGTCCATGTATTCTTCAACATCTCCCAAAACGCCTGAGACATCTGATACAACGGGGATAGGTAGCATGCCTAATTTTTGCATATAATTTGTATCGTTTACCAAAGCGTCACCAATGTCAGCCAAATATCCTAATAGCCCTGGCAATCTATAATAAGATTGCATTGATTTGTTTTGATAAGACGGTCTATTAAGACGGTCCATTGCTGACCCAGGAGCATTTAACCAATCAATGTCAGATGATTGCAGCAAATATTTTTCGTAATCATCGCTCATCACATCACCCTTAAATTCTGACTTAATCGTCCCCTAAATGCTGCTGCCTTCATCGCGTTATCAACCTGCTGCCCGAATGCCTGGATGCGTTTATAGTCGATTTCAGCCCCCGCCTTTTCAGCGTCTATCTGGGTGTTTATCCGGTCGGTTTCGGCCTCAAATACAGATACCTGGGTCTTAGCCTGTTCGTTCTGAATCTTGGCCTGATCCACCATGCCTTGGCGCTGTTCTTTCATCATCGCGGCCTGGCCCTTCATCATCTCAGCCTGACCTATCAGCATATTCGGGTCGGGCTGCTGATTCTGTTTTGCCTGAGCGACTAACTGCATTTCTTCTTCTGTCTCCGGCTTGCGGTATCCTCTCAGAATCAATTGATTCCTGGCGTATTCCCGTACGTCTTCCATGTCTACGCCGTCCACCAAGGTCAATCGCTTTAGCATTAACATTAACTGCATATTCTGATCCGGTGTGGTACTGGCCATGGCATCAAGTTGCTCAATGGTCTGCTCCTTGCGGCTGGCATAATTCGTGCCAATCTCTGCAAAGACTTCAAATTCCATATTAGTCAGATCGTTCAGTACCTTAACCTCGCCGCTCTGTCTGTCCTGTACAGTCTGCATAATCTCGACCGCTTTACGTGAGCCATCAGGCAGGGTGATCTTGGTCTTGCGTGGTGCGTCATAGACTTCTGTGGCCATGGAGGCGTATATCTCTGCATCACGGCGCTTGGCGTGTTTAAGGTTTTGCTGATATACCAAAGACTGCTGATCTAATCGGGACTGCAATGCCATCACGGCTTTACCGGACAGATCAGGGTCGGCTATGTCCTGTGGAAGTCCTGGGTTCGCTACGTCCTCCAC